GAACTTACTTTGGGGTTTTTAAGGATATCGTCTATTACGTTTGAGAATCTTCGGTTTTCTATACCTTGTATGAAACCTTCAGTTAGTTCCCTAGATTTAATATTAAAATCATTATTCAGCCTAGCCCTTAAATCCATCATGTCTAAAATACCAGAACTTTGCGATTCTAGTTCTCTTCTTAAGTTAGGGACTGTGTTAATAAGTGTTTCATTCTGTCGTAAAAATCTATCAAACTTTCTACCGTCAAAAACACCGTTTTCAAAGACTCTTGCATTTTCCATCTTAAGAAGAATAGCATCCCTTACGACAGGAACTCCTGCGTCACCTACAAAAGACAAGAAATCTCTTGCTTGTTCTGGCTTAGCCAGCCAAGTTCCTGCGTTTGTAGCAAAACGAGCAGCGTCTAATTGTTTCAAACCTTCTTTATCTTTAGGTATTCCTAGTTCTTTGTAGAACTGACTATCCACGTCTCTATAAGCCTTAGAAAAACTTTCAGGCAGTGTGTCTATCTCTTTTTGAAGCTGGTTTTTTAAACCATAAAGTTTTGTCTTAGAATCAGGATTTTTGGTTTTTCTTATTGCAGAGTTTAAGTTTCTTTTTAAAGAGTCTAGATCTCTTACTGAAGCAGGTCTGAACGTTTCAATAACTTTAGGTTTTTGTTTTACTCCTCCCGCAAGTAAAATAGGACTTTCAAAAACTTCTTTTTTAGGAAACCAGTTGTTTCTGATGTTTTTAGAAAGAGCAGGTTCTACCCCAAAAAGATCTTCTAACTTCTGTACTCTAACAGCATTATAAATGTTTCTAACGCTAGATGTTGGTAGCTCTATTCCGTCTGTTTCCGCTTTGCGTAAAACCTGCTCATAACGAGGCCCTAGTTTTTGCCTAACCGCTTTTTCTTGAGCTTTCATCAAGTTTCTGACAGATTCTCCCACAGCCAGAGTATCGTTTTTAGACTCTAGTTGTCTAGCTCTCATGTCTATCTGCTTGTCTATAGCAGCTATTTTTTTATTAGCGTTGTTTAAATTAACACCAGAATCGTCAGCTATTGCTTTCCTGAGTTTTAAATCTAAAACTTCACCAGCAGGACCAAACTTTTGTTCTTTGCGTTTCTGAATAGCAGTAGCAGCGTCAGTAACGCTTTTTCTCATGTCTGCTAAAAACTCAGGTTTAGTCCGTAGAAGTCTATCCATGTTTTTAATTACAATAGGGTTTGAAGCCAGTGCAGCTGCAGGAGGAACAACCAAGCCCGGAACTTTGTCTTGTAGCTCTACTACCCTACCAATAACTAAATCAAGATCAGGTTGGGCAGCAGTGGCGTTTTTAATTATACCATCAAGATCACTTTTTGCTAAAAAGTCTGACGCTTTATCCGCAGACTCAACAATTTGTTTTCTTTCTGCTAGTGCTTTGCTGGTAGCTTCTTTCCCTAAAGTAAACGGAGTTCTAGCTAAAGCTGTTCCAGTTCCAGCTACTATTCCGCCTGCGGCTCTGAAAGCGTTTTGTGTACCTTCGTCTGCCCCTAAGTTTTTTGCAACTTCCGCAGCAGTGTCTCCGCCCATTGCTCCTGCAGTTGTGGCAGCAAAAGTATGTGCCAACTCAATAGCAGCACTAGGAACACCTTTAGCTCCTATAATAGCAAGAGGACCTTCAGAAACAGTCCCACGTATTCCTGCCCCAACATATCTTTCAAAACTGTCTTTGGGTTTTATGCCTTTGTAATCAAAAAACTCTCTTTTAGCTTGGTTTTTTGCTATAGCGAGGTCTGAATCGTATAAGTCTCTCTTGTATTCTCCTGTTTCTTCGTCAAAGTATTTTTTATCTAAACCGTCAACACCAAATAAATTATCAGGCAATAGCCCAAAAACAAAATCAGCCGCCCCACTCTTGAGTTGGTCTATATAAAAACCTTCCTCTGTAACAGCTTTGGTAGGAGACTGTGAAGGATCGTGAACAACCACGCCTTCGTCATCCATACGCTGCAGTTCAGCCGCAAGTTGTTGCATAGCTTCTGTGTCTTGAGCAGCATGTGCTTTTTTAAGACCAGACAGAAGTTGTTCTCTGCTAAATAACTCAGTCATTATGTAGACCCTTAATTAACGAAAACGAAGAGCAGGAGGTAATTCATTGGTTTCTTCTACTCCCGCTTCTCTTAAATACTTATTCACAACATCTGGACTAATTCCAGAAGGTTCCGAAGGTTGTTCAGCAGACGTTACAGAAGGTGCATCCACGTAGTATATTTCGTTAAGTTTACTAATAACTTTTGGATCTGCAGAGTCTACATACATTTCTATAAAAGGAGCAGCTGAGTTTTTTACTTGATTTTTAGAAAAACGTTCTACTGTTTCTGACATATCTTGATAAAGATCTAAAGTTTCCATAGTAGGTTCTCCAGTCAAAGTACTGGATATCCAATCTGTGAAAGCTCGTTTTATTCCTTTACCTCGTAAAAATCTGTCGATTTCTGAGGCTGCTCTTGAGTCTGAATTGTAAAGTTCTGATACAGTTCGTTCTATGACTCTTACTTGTTCAGAAACAGGCTCTCCTCTAGCCATTCTTTGTTTAACACTATCAATAGTGGTCATAGCTTTCTGTGCTTGAGAAACAGATTTTAAACTGTCTTTAACTACACGAGGCTCCTCTATAGTGTCTCTAAGCTCTCTAAGCTGAGCTACTGGTCCTAATGATTGTACGTTAAATTTAGATAAACTTTCTGCTCTTGCTCTGTGTAATTCTTGAGACTCTACAGACTCATCTTCATACCCAGCAATCCTAACAAGTTTAGTGAACTCTGAAACTTCTTCTTGTTCTTCTGGAGTATACCTTTTTAAATCAGCAGGGTTTTTAGTTCTCATATACGTTGTTACAGAGTCACCTGTAAATTCTTTAACTAGATCAGCAGCTTGCTTATCAGTAAGACGACTACCTTCTATTTCTTTTTTTAGAGCATCTACTTGTGGTCTTAAAACAGAAGCACGTTCTCCTTGAACAGCAGCAACCCTTAAAAGATTAGCGGCTTTAGTTCTTTGTTGCTCGCTTATCTTTTGATTATTCATAATTCCAGTCAAATCTGTCATTAACAAGTTAGCAGTAGCTGCTTGTGCTTGAAGATCAGCCGCTTGTTGCTTTTCTTTTTGTTCTTGCTCTCTTGCCAAAGAACCAACAGAAGCTGCTCTAGCTAAATCTCCCCTAGATTGATAAACTTCTGCGAGTTTTCTGTTATACTCAACGCTTCCCGGAGTCAAACCAGCGAGCATCCCTGCTTCTTCTCGTCTTTGTTGTCTTTGTTGAAGCTGACCCGGAATACCACCAATGGTACGACCTAAGCCAAACAAACTTTCGGTCATCGCGGGACGACCCAAGTTTGCTAGGAACTGTTGTGAAAATGTAGCCATTGTGTTCTCCTTTAGCTAAATAAGCCGCCAAGTGCTGCTGTTGCTAGACTAGATCCAAAGCCGCCAGCTAGGTTTGCTTGTGCTAATCCAGACTGCAACAGAGCTTCTAAACCAGAAGCATAGGTCTGACCATACGTGCCAGCTTGCTGTGCCTGTGCTTGTCTAGCACGTTCAGCAGCAGTCATTCCGGGCTGCAGTGCTGACAATAGCTGTGCCTGTGGTACGTACCCAGCAGCCAACATCCCTGACCCAAGCTGAGCCTGTCGTTGTTGCTCTTGTCCTGCAAACTGCATTGCGTTCAACATTGCTTGGTTTCTGGCTTCTTCCTGAGCTTTGGCTAATACAAGAGCTTCCGGTGTTCCTCCGAACATACCAGTAGTAACACCTAAGCGTCCTTGTGCAGCCAGACGTTGCTCTAGTGCAAGCCTCTGTCTTTCCTCTTCAGGAGACATTGCTGTACGCATACGCTGGTACACTTCCTGCTCACGGTCAGCTACAGGCATTGCAGCTTGTCCGAAGAACTCCTCTGCACGAGCCAGTTGCTGCTGTTGTAGAGCTTGCTCTTCGGGAGAAGTCTGCAGTTCATACACCATCTGACCCGTAACTGGATCACGCTGCATACCGAACTGACCACCAGTAGCTGACGTTACGGTGTAGGGTTGAAACTCAAGCATACCGCTGAGTTCTTGAGCAAGACCGTCTGGGCCAGTAAACTCACCATAGGCGCGTTCACCGATATCTCCTACGTCGCTATAGCCTTTTTCAGCCAGTGCTAAACCAGCTGTCCCTAAGCCTAGAGCAGCAGCTGTCTGCGCGGGGTTTCCGTCTTTGCCACCGATGGCAGCTAAAATCTCAGAAAGCGTCATTAGTATGTCCCTCCGTCAATAGTACCAGTTGACAACGTACCAGTAAACGCAAACCCAGCCATTGTTACAGTCCCCGTAAACGTAGGACTAGCAGTATCTGCTTTAGTTGCTATGGCTGTACCAATGTTGTCAAACTCAGTTTCAAACTCAGTTCCTCTGATTCTTTTGCCACTGTCACCGGAAGGTAAACTATCCTTAGCAGCAAAGTCAGTAGTTTTAGTATAGTTACTCATATTGTTTTACCTACCAGTGCTAATACATTAATGTCTTGTAAAGACAACTCTTGTCCATTTATGTCAGATTCCAAACCAATTGTTAATGTTGAACCACTACTATTAGTGTTGATAGCTTCTCTAGAAGTAAGCTCTCCTTCAGAGAACTCAGCAAAAGACACAGCAGATAGTGTAGACAAATCTACAAAAGAACCGCTTATGTAAACATAATAAGTGTCTGTTGCTGTATCAAAGTAGCTGTCTCCGTTTAACAAAGCACCTCCTCCTGAACCCGTAGTGGGAGCTGAAGTAAAGTCGCCAAGAAACTTATTGACTACATAAACACCGCCAGTTAGCGTAGAAGAAATACCATAAGAGGACAGTTCGCTAAATTCGGGATACTCGTCTAGGCCATATTCTCCTTTTCCCTGACTCCTGATAGTAATAGAAGCAGAGTTATAAGCAGTCCCAAAATCATAAGACCACTTTAAAAAAATTCTAGCACCGCTGCCGCCAATCAAAGTTGGTCGCAGTTTTTTTAGAAATTTAATCTTAGACGGATCTCCAAATGTTAGCTCTGGACTAAAGTATTTTAAACGGTAGGAACTACCATTGTCTTGATAACCAGCATATCTTCCAAAACCGCTGGTGTTGCCTATAAGCAAATTACCGTTGTCTCTGCTTTCGTAACACTTAAACCCTGTTCCCGGCCAGCGTGTTACTCTGTAAGACCCATTTTCTAAAGTACCTCTTATGTCAAAACAATACGTCGTGTCCTGATTGCTAAAGGTAAGCAAGTAGAAGTTTTCTTCCGGGTGGTACACTGACTTGTACAACTCGTTTGCTTCATTAATCAGCTGAATAATATCCTTAGTGATTGTAGAAGACAGTGTAGTCAACGGCATTGACTTTTCTTGTATTGTTCTACCAAAACTCTTAAGTCCGGTCTGAGACAGAAACAAAACGTCTGAACCTGTGTATTGCACAGTGTCTCTACCTATACAACCAATCCCAGCTACCGTATCCGACAACTGCATACTTGCAGGAGCTTCAGCACCTGAGTAAACCACAATACTGTGCTTACCGAAGATAATCAATGCGTTGTTATGTGCAGCCAGTGCTACAATTTCGTCATAACCATCAGGCCAAACCTTAGAAATGTCAATAGACCCTGCTGTTCCTCCTGACCAATCCTGACCTATCAAAAGATCTGACCAGTAAATTTTAGACTTTTCTGTAGCAAAATCAGCAGTCCATAATCGACCATAAGCAGCCAGAACTTCGTTACCGTACATCGTAAGAGCTACACCAGCAGCTCCTGAAACTGAACTAAGCTCTTCTACTGCTTTTGACGTGCTGTCATACACTAGAGGTTCATGTCCACTCTGAAAGAAGTAAATCTTGTCGTTAAACGTGACCATCTTCCAATTATCATCAGAGATTGTGTAACCACTGGGCGTTTCGTCAACCAGAGTTTCTGTGCCGCTTAAGATCTTATTATTTCCTACTGAAAATACTTTAATGTTTCCCGCGTCGTCTCTAAACTCTTTAATTGCGCGTAACGGGTTTGTCGAAAGATCTGCACTAGTCTGAGTAGAAGAAAACGTAGCAGTCGTTCCAGAAGTACCGCCAGTAAGTGTCTCAGATGCACTGAAGGTTCCTGAACGGGTGTCCTCTATGAGCAACACAGTCCCATTGTACACTTCGGTAATCGTTGCTGTAGCGCCTGAAGTTCCTCCCGTAATTGTTTCGTTTGGTTGAAATCCCGTGGTGTCGTCCACTACGACGTACTCAAACGTAGCTTGTGTAAGCAACACATAGCCTTTACGGGCAGCAAGACGCCCACGATTGTCAATCACTGCGTTGTCAGCGCTTTCAGCAAAAGACGGATCTTGAGACAACGGAGAATCTTCGGTATTGATACCTTTGAAGCCCGGTGCGACAAGATTTATGCTTTTGAGTTCCTGTGCCATACTACTGCCTTACGGAGTGTAAAATATAGTTTCTTCTGGGTGTCTACCAGCGTCCTGTGCAATCGCGTCGGACAGGTACTTGTTGGCCATCTGGAAGTACTCTGCAGTCGAAGTCCCACCAGTTTCACCACGCTCTCGTGCTGCCAGCGCCACTGCATAGTGCACTACAGGCATCGAAGGTATCTTCAGCGTGTCATCATCAGCACTCAAGTCGGGGTTACGCAGAGCGCAGTTGAAGCGCAGTGAGTACACACCATCAGGCTTAGGATACAAGTCAACTAGTGTGTCTCCATCTGCGTTGACACCGTTGTACGTGTAGTACTCAGGTGAGCCTGTGCGTGGCTCAGCAATCAAGTACGCTTCGTCAAACCAGTTGTTTGTCTGGTAGCTCATAATGAAGTTAGACGTGTCATTCAGGACGTTCAACTCC